GTTCCTTGATTACTATGAGAAGTTCTATCGTGATGTGTTTTTCCCAACTCTCGATGCTCGTGGAATCGATACAGTCCTTGATCTCGGCGATACATTTGACCGTCGTAAGTACGTCAACTTTGTAACACTGAGACGAACCAAACAGATGTACTTTGATCCACTTAAAGAACGTGGCATTACGGTACACTCGATTGTTGGTAACCATACGACATATTTCAAGAACACCAACGAGATCAACACGATGGAGTTACTACTCAAAGAGTATGATAACTACAATGTTTACACACATGAGCCGGTTATTGTTACTCTTGGATCTTGTGATGTTATGCTATCGCCTTGGATCTGTCCCAGTAACTCAGAAGTATCTTTCCAAGCCTTTAAGGAAACTCAAGCGAAAATCTTGATGGGACACTTCGAGTTCGCAGGCTTTGAGATGATGAAAGGGCAACTGTCTGATCATGGTCTAGACCGCGCTGACTTCAAAAAGTTCTCAGCAGTCTACTCTGGTCACTATCACCATCCTTCTTGCCATGAGAATGTCACGTACCTAGGCGCTCCGTACGAGATGACGTGGACTGACTACGCAGGTAAACGTGGCTTCCATATCTTCGACACAGAGACTCTCGAGATGGAACTCATTCAGAACCCGTACGCGATCTTCCATAAGCTCGACTACGATGATACTGATCTAACTGTAGAAGATATTGACGATCTCGACGTTTCTATGTTGACATCTACGTACGTTAAGGTTATAGTTAAGAAGAAGACCAACCCATATACCTTCGACTTGTTTATCGACAAGTTGCAGTCTAGTGGTTGTGCTGACATCAAAGTCGTCGAGGATCACTTGAATTTTGATGTGATCGACGAAGGCGAACTCGTTGACGAAGCTCAAGACACCTTGTCGCTTCTGCGTTCCTATGTTGAAGGCCTTGACGTGAAGGCAAACAAAGAACGTGTAAACGAGTTCTTACGTGAATTGTATCAAGAAGCTGTAAGTCTATGAAAACTCAAATTGTTGAGCGTGAACTCGAAGATGGTTCAATGGAATACGGTGTGCAACATCACGATGGTCACATCAATTGGTATTCCTCATTAGCACAAGCAGCATTCATATACAATAGTATTCTTGAAAGAAAAAAGAATAAGGTTAACACATGATCACATTTACCGCCGTAAAATATAAGAACATTTTGTCAACCGGAAACGCGTGGACTACGATCGATCTGAACCGTAACAAGAGTACACTTATCGTTGGCGAGAATGGTGCAGGGAAGTCGACTGTCCTTGACGCTATCTCGTTTGCTCTCTACGGTAAAGCTTTTCGTAAGATCAACAAGCCACAACTGATGAACTCGATCAACCAACGTGATCTTATGGTCGAAGTGTACTTCACTTCAAATGCAACTGAGTTCATCATCAAACGTGGTATGAAGCCAAACATCTTCGAGATCTGGAAGAATGGTGAGTTACTCAACCAAGACGCTTCAGCACGTGACTATCAGGCATATCTCGAAGAGAACGTCTTGAAGATGAACTACAAGTCGTTTGGTCAGGTTGTGGTCCTTGGTAGTTCAACCTTTGTTCCATTCATGCAACTTCCTGCTTTCCATCGTCGTGAAGTGATCGAAGACCTTCTTGACATTCAGATCTTCAGTACGATGGGTAACCTACTCAAGGAAAAGGTGAACCTCAACAAAGCAGGTCTCGTTGACGTAAAGTATCAGATCGACATCGTCAAGAATAAGATCGAGTCAGCGAAAGAACATAACGAGTCTATTCGTCGTATCAAAGAAAACGAAGTATCACGTATAAAGGAAAAGATGCGGGAAAAGATCACCTTCATTGAAGGCGAAGAAAGTCGGTCTGAAGAGCTTGACGAAAAGATCACTGCACTGATTGGCACTATCTCAGATAAGGCTGACACGAAGTCGAAGTACGATCAGTTCAAAACTCTGAAGTCTGACCTTAATTCTAAGATGGCCACTCTGCATAAGGATGTGAAGTTTTATCATGCGCATGACAATTGTCCCACGTGCAGACAGGGGATTGAACACGACTTTAAGGTGTCGACCATTGGCGAGAAGTCTGGAAAAATATCTGAGATCGAAAACGCCATTCTTCTATTGGATGGAAAGATCGAAAAAGTATCCGAAAGAATCGATGAAATTTCCGAAGTGGAAACAACGCTACATCGACTTAACCTCGACCGAACTGAACACTCTGCGAATATACGAATCGCAAAGTCTACTCTTGTTGGACTTAAAAAGGAACTTGACGAAGCAGAGAAAGACGTTGGTGAAATCGACACCAGCAAGATCGCAGGATTCAAAGAAGAACTCCGCAACTTTACAGAAACCCAGAAAAGGCTTTCCGAGGATAAGGAAACCCTTTCCGTAGTTGGCTCAATGCTGAAAGACGGTGGCATCAAGACTCGCATCATCAAGCAATACGTTCCTATCATGAACAAGTTGATCAACAAGTATCTCGCTGCGATGGAGTTCTTCGTTGACTTCCAACTTGATGAAAACTTCAACGAGAAGATCCTGTCTCGTTTCCGTGATGAGTTCTCATATGCTTCCTTTAGTGAAGGCGAGAAACTTCGCATTGACCTTGCGCTGATGTTCACATGGCGATCAGTATCTCGTCTACGCAACTCAGTCACTACTAATCTTTTGATCATGGACGAAGTCCTTGACGGGTCGCTTGACCAAGCAGGAACAGACGAGTTCCTGAAAATTGTGAACGAGATCACTGCTGACTCGAATGTATTCATCATCAGCCACAAAGGTGATTCACTACATGACAAGTTCAATCATGTGATCAAGTTCGAGAAGAAGAAAAACTTTAGTCAGATAGCAGCATAAGGAGAACACATGCCAAGGTGGGAAGTTAATGATTCAAACGATTCTTTCGTGACAGAACAGGTGTATAAGCACAAAAAGACTGGTTTGCACTACATTGTTCTATATGAAGGGCTTGAAGTTACTGGTGATGAAGGCATTCCTTCTATAGTTTATCGGAATACTGTTGGAGACGTCTTCATTCAGGCGAAGAGTCGTTTTGAAGATGGGCGGTTTGAAAAGCTATGAATAGAATAGGATTCACCTGTTCTACGTTCGACCTTCTTCATGCTGGTCACGTCGCGATGCTTCGCGAAGCTAAGACTCAATGTGACTACTTGATCTGTGGCTTGCAAGTGGATCCTAGCATCGACCGTCCTGGTAAGAATCGTCCAGTTCAAACACTCGTAGAACGACACGTACAACTCTCTGCAGTGAAGTACGTCGACGAGATCATCCCATACGTTACCGAGAACGATTTGGTTGACATTCTCGGAATGTATGATATAACTATAAGGGTACTAGGCGACGAGTACAAGGACAAAGACTTCACTGGCAAAGACGTCTGTCAGGCTCGTGGCATCGACCTGTATTTCAACAAACGTGATCATCGGTTCAGCAGTTCCGATCTACGTAAACGCATATATGAAACGGAGAAATTGAAGAATGTCAAATGACTGGGTTCGAGACATTAACGACATGCATGCTAAGTTTGGCGTGCACAAATGGGTAGCACAAAAAGTTGCTGAAAGCGACACTGAGACTCTTCGTAAGTACATGCAGTTCCGCATCGACTTCTTGAAGGAAGAACTACTTGAAACAGCAAAGGCCGCTGGATTGCAACCTGCGTTAAACAAAGATAATGAACTTGTCTTCATTCGCTCTGGCGCAGACGCTGATCCAGAAGAGATCGTCGATGGTCTGATCGATCTTTGCGTTGTAGCTATTGGTACCCTTGACGCCTTTGGCATCGATGCTTACAAAGCTTGGGATGCTGTCCATACTGCGAACATGGCGAAAGAGCCAGGCGTGAAACCTTCTCGTCCGAATCCACTCGGGTTGCCTGATCTGATCAAGCCAGAAGGATGGACTGCACCTTCTCACGAAGGTAACCACGCTCTCATCAGTAAGCTCTGAAAAAAGTGCGAAAAAAGTGAAAAAAGTGCGCCCAGCCAGTTGACATTGGCTGGGCGTTTGATTATATCTAACTAGTAAGGAAGAACAAAACAAGGTAGAGAAAATGACCAAGATCACAAAATTCGACCGTAAGAACTTGACTGCCCTTCGTGCTGAGATGTCCGCCCTCTTGAAAAAGTTCGGTGTTGACACGAACCTTGAGTTTGAAGTCGGTAATATGAAGTTCAGTGAAGCTGAAGTCGAGATCAAGATCAAAGCGAAAGTTGCCGGTGCCAAGACTCGCACAAATGTGATCCTTGAGTCTCGTGTTGCTGCTCTCGGCTTGAAGATGAAAAACTCTGCCGGTGACGAACTTGTTGACTACAACACGAAAGCATACAAGATGCCCTTCGTGTACCTGAATGCTCGTGACGGTAAGCGGTACAAGTGTGATGAGAACTCGGCAAAAACACGGTTCGCAGCATAAATGTTGAAAAGAGGGGTTGACATTCTTCCCCTCTTAGATTATATCTAACTGGTAACCAACAGAAAGAGAACACTATGACTCGCACCAATGCTTACGTCATGACCGTCGATCTCGTTAACGGTAAAGCTGACAATGAGCTTTTGAACCTTGTCCGTATGCTTGTTAGTTTTTCGAACAAGTACAAAGGTACGAAAAAGTACGTGAAGCTGCAGGGTCGAGGTCCTCGTCTCGGTAAGTACAACCAGTCGCTTCCTCTTCCTCTCGCTCTCACCGCTGACGTCTACATTTATGAGCGTTAATCATGACATTTGATCTGGAAATCCTTCGCGATCTCGAAAATATGCCTATCGACGAGGCTAAGTCTAAGTCGATCGAGATCATCAAATCTAGCAAAACAAAAGCAGTGGTGATGAACCGACTGGTTTTCGACATCACTAAAGCACCTACTTCGCGTGAAGTCATGCGAATCATGTGGGCTACATACATGTCTGGAACCGGCTTTGGCACACTTAGCTCTGCTTGGAAAAAGCACTACAATGGTGCCTAAGGGAAATAGCATGTTGTGTAAAATTCCACAACCAGTTACGTTTAAGTTAACTGAAGAACATAAATCACATATTCAAATTATGGCTGAAGAAATTCACGCATGTCCAGTTCGGTCACGTGGAAGAAAGTTTGATACTATCTACAAAGCTGTAAAGAATGGTGCAATACTTGAGTACGCGTTAGT